TTAATGTAAAAACATAGTTCCACGATCTATAATTGTGAAGAACATTATATTCGTTGCCTTTGAGAATTAGAGGATCGCTAGTGCCTGTGTTATTAGACATATTATAATCCCAATACTGATTTTAAAGTTGTAATTTTTGGAATGTAAATTACTACTCCGGGGACAAGATCGTAAACAGGATCTTTTAATACTTCTTTATTTCGAACGGCAAACACCCACCATAGTTCTGTATTTTGATAAAAGTCATATGCTAACAGATCGGGTCTGTGCATATATGTTGATGTTACTGCAAATTGAATATCATCAGCTTGATAAGGAATATCTCTGAATGCAATAGTGTCAAGATATCCTTGACTTTGATCAGTAAAGAAATAAGGGCTTGCTTTATTAAATGTTGATGTCATTATAGAAATCCTTTACCTGCTAAACTTCCTGCTAACCATGCGTCGACCCCGTAGTTCTGAACTTCTTGTCTACTGTACATGATATTTAGAGTGATCGATATTGTACAGGATGTTGGTACCATTGTGTTTCCGTAACCTTTGATGCCTCTACCTACTGCAATATAGTCAACGCCGTCCGGAAGTTCGACTTTAAAGTCTGCTACTGCCACAGGAATATTTTTCATTTGATAATCACCGTATGCGTCAAATCGACATATCGGCGGAGGTGCTCCCGCATTTTGGTCATTACCCCATTTCATTTTTGTTAATGCTCGTAACACGTGTTGCACCGACAGTATAATTGCGGCTTCGTATTCATTCTGGGCAGTAAATTTTCCAGATACTGTTATAGGACCAACTGAACTATTTTGAAAATTATAAAATTGATAGTTGCTGTGTGTTACTTTATTTTGTGCATAGGCCGCAACGTTCGATGTACCAACCTGCGGTGTATAAGGAAATAGTATTCCGCCCAGTTTTGTAAGTATGCCACTAGGTCCTGCGGCAGGTCCTGTAAGATAATTTGAAGGAATCCGTAATTTAACTCGCATGTCTTGTGATGATCCAAATCCGCCAATAGCGGCAACTGGATTTTTAGGAAGAGAATTTAGTGGCGCTCGTAATCCGCCAGCCGCGCCACTTTGACCAAAGTTAATTCCAAACCCACTACTAGCGCCGCTATTAAGGCTAGCGGCATTTTTAGCACCAGAGGCTGGATCTATTACGCCAGCACCTCCACTTAAATCTGTTGATGACGGATTAGTTACACTAGAGCCATCGGTGGCCGCTAGTATCGCGGCATTGTTAGCTGATATTTGTGGTAACAGAGCATCTGCTTGAGCTTGGAAGGCCGCGGCTCCTGCTGTATCGCCTGCGGCGGCCGCGGCGTCGCGTTGATCTAAAAGAGAATTACCTTGAGCTACAAGATCCTTTCCTTGTGCAAGTAATTGATCTAAATTTGGAGATGCAGAATTAGCATTGGCAGTTGAGGCTTGTGCAACAGCATCTGATGGTGCAGGAGTTGAGCTAGTTGTTCCATCTTTGTTTGTCGTTAATGTACTGCCATCATCAAATGTCTGTACTGTAGCCCCGCTATCATTTACTGCGGTATTTGCACCAGATGTGCCGCTTGGATTTGTTCCAGAATTTGTTGGGGCCGCGGGTGCTGATGGAGGAGTTTGGTATCCGGAGGCAAATGTTAATAATTCAGAATATGATTGAGTTAATCCATTTTCTGATGCATAGGAGTTATACGCTGTCTGAGAAGGTGGTTGGTCGCTTAACGAAAAATTTGCGCCGTCAAAATACTTATACTTTCCAGATACTGAATCAAATCCGCTGTAACTTGTTCCAGAAACTGTCGCGGCCGCCGCAGATGCGTTAGCTGGTGGTACTGCTCCTGCAGATCCTGGTAAGGTTGTTCCTGCACCATTAGATTGAGATACAGATGTTTGTAGGTTTGATAACTCGTCTTGCTTTTGCTTTAACGTAGTTGATAACAAATTAACATAGCCCAAATTAATGCTGTCCCCAGAGAGTTCTGCAGAAATCTTTTGGTTTATTACATTTATTTGAGAATTTAATTCGTCTACAGTTGCCATGAATGTTTTTTCCTTGTGTGTTATTTACCTAGATAAATAATGTACGCAGTTAATCACATCTTATAAATTGGTTGACACTCCTGTGGCATTTATGCTACAATACTAACTGTAGGAGACAAATAATGACCGGTATAATAACAACAAGAAAGGTCAAGTATCTCAATAACCGAGATCTACTTGCTGAGATTCACAAGAGTAAGAATTCATTTAGCAGTTTTACCAAACCAGAATATCATCAATACGATATTATTCTAACAAGTCTAGACAAAGTAAACATTCGTACTATAGCAGACGCAAAACGTGCTCGCGCTAAACGTATTGGAATAGAACTATTCAATGCGGCTAAGATAGCAGGGGATAAAAAAATTAAACTGGCAGAAGTAACTCCAGACTATAAAACGATCCCCAAAACAGCCGTGATCATCCGTATTATGACATTTGATCATATTCCGTTAGCACCGGGTCGTAAGAAAACTGTCAAAAGTACAGCAGATGGTCACGAAAAAGTAAACTTTCCACCATACCAACATTGGAAATTTGACGATGCTGATCAATTGATCTGTATAGGTAAGAGCCATTGGAAGGGCGGAATTAAAACAGGCAAGTTTTCCAAGGATCATGGACGTATTACAGAAAACTTGGGCAAGATGTATATCAAACTATCAGAACGGTATGCTCAAAGATCAAATTGGCGTGGCTATACCTACATTGAAGAAATGCGTGGTCAGGCGATTCTACAGTTGAGTCAAATTGGTCTACAGTTTGATGAGTCCAAATCAGAAAATCCATTCGCATATTATACTGCGGCGGTTACTAACAGTTTTACCAGAGTTCTCAACATTGAAAAGAAAATGCAAAACATTCGCGATGACATGTTAGAGGAAGCCGGCTTAACTCCAAGTATGACTCGACAAACTAGAGATGAGTTCGCTCCAGAAGTTGCAAGACAAGCAGAAATTTACAAAAACATGCGCATGCCAAAATCAGAGGATGAAGTTCCGGAGGAAGATGGCGAGGCAGAAGCTTGATTTACACCATTATACCTGCTATACTTACTGTAGGAGAATATATAGATGGGACTTTTTAAGAAAGCCGCGTGTTTTACTGACATCCACTTTGGATTAAAGTCTAACAGCCAAACGCATAATCAAGATTGTGAAGATTTCGTTGATTGGTTTATCCAACAGGCCAAAGAGCAAGGTTGCGAAACGGCAATCTTTCTCGGAGATTGGCATCACAATCGCAACTCAATTAACTTAACTACTCTAGACTCTAGCATTAGAAGTCTAGAGAAGTTGGGTGCCGCCTTTGAACAGTTCTTTTGGTTTCCTGGAAATCACGACCTGTTCTACAAAGACAAACGCAGTGTGCATAGCAGTAGTTTTGGCAAGCATATTCCCGGCGTTACAGTTGTTGACGGAATTCAAACTATCGATGATGTTACCTTTGTTCCATGGTTAGTAGGCGACGAGTGGAAAACCATGAGACAACTCAAGAGCAAATATGTCTTTGGTCACTTCGAACTGCCTAACTTCTTTATGAACGCAATGGTGCAGATGCCGGATCACGGTGAGCTTCGTGCTGAGGATTTCAGTACACCAGACTATGTATTCTCCGGACACTTCCATAAACGACAGGTCAATCAGAAAGTACAGTATATTGGCAATGCATTTCCGCATAATTTTGCAGATGCCGGAGATGACGATCGAGGTATGATGACTTTAGAGTGGGGTAGTGAGCCTCAATATCAGACCTGGACCGATGCTCCTAAGTTTAGAGTAGTTAAGTTATCAGAGCTAATCGATAGGAAAGACAGTATCATGAAGTCCAAGATGTATTTGAAGGTACATTTGGATATAGACATCAGTTTTGAAGAAGCTAATTTTATCAAAGAAGAGTTTACCGGTAATTACGACATCCGTGAAATGAGCTTGATTCAAGAAAAGAACAATCTTGAAGGAACAGTTGACGACAACCCAGATGCTAAATTTGAATCAGTTGATCAAATTGTAAGCGAACAGTTGATTAATATCGAATCCGATGCATTTGACAAATCGCTATTACTGAATATCTACAATAATCTATGACATTTAACATAAAGAATATAACAGTTAAAAACTTCCTATCAGTAGGCAATCAAACACAAGCAGTAGACTTTGATAAGGAAGCACTTACTCTAGTACTAGGTGAGAACTTAGATCTGGGCGGCGACGACAGCGGAAGTCGAAATGGTACAGGTAAGACCACTATAATCAATGCGCTCAGTTACGCACTATACGGACAAGCACTTACAAACATCCGCAAAGAGAACTTGATTAACAAAACTAACGGTAAAAACATGTTGGTTACTGTGGAATTTGAAGTTAACAGCACTAGCTATCGTATCGAAAGAGGTCGTAAACCCAATATTCTAAAGCTCTATGTTAATGATCAAGAACAGACTACAGATGATGAGAACGAAGATGATGCACAAGGCGATAGCCGAGAAACGCAAAAACACATAGAACAACTGCTTGGTATGAGTCATTTAATGTTCAAGCATTTGGTAGCATTGAACACTTATACCGAACCTTTTTTGAGTCTTAAAGCGGCGGATCAACGTGAGATCATTGAGCAACTACTAGGCATAACTCTGCTGTCAGAGAAAGCAGAAAGCCTTAAATTGCAAATGAAGGACACAAAAGATGCCTTAACAGCAGAAACGTTCCGTATCGAATCAGTTAAAACAGCCAACGAGAACGTTCAAAAGAGCATCGATAGCTTGGTTTTAAAGAGTTCTGCTTGGGAAAACAAGAAACAAGGCGATGTCGAAAGTCTAAGCAAGGCTATTATGCAGTTATCTAGTGTAGATATCGATGCAGAACTAGTCGCACACACTAGTCTTAAGAAGTGGAACGAGGATAACACCAAGTTAAAGAATTTAACTAGACAAAAAGCACAGTTAGAAGCCGCAGTGGGGCAAGCAGAAAAAGCAGTAATCAAATACAAAAAAGATTTAGAAAGTCTAGCAAGTAAAAAATGCCATGCTTGTGAACAAGAATTACATGATCACAAACACAAAGAACTAACTGCCGAAGCTAACAAACATCGTGCAGATGCTGGATTATACTACGACAAAGTTAAAAGCGATCTAGAACTTGCACAAGCAAGCATCAAAGAGCTGGGTGAATTGGCTAAGCCGCCTGCAACATTTTATGATACTGAAGCAGAAGCACTAGGTCATAAAAATAATCTAGATGGATTAGAAAAGAGTTTGATTGCTAGAGCAGACGAACCCAATCCTTATGACGAACAAGTGCAAGAACTTAGAACCACAGCCATCCAGGAAATATCTTGGGACACCGTAAATGAGTTAACTCGTATCAAAGATCATCAAGAATTCCTGTATAAGCTATTAACCAACAAAGACAGTTTTGTTCGCAAGCGCATTATTGATCAAAACTTAACCTATCTAAACAAACGATTAAGTTATTACATCGACAAAATCGGTTTGCCACATACCGTTACATTTAAAAATGACTTGAATGTTGAAATTACACAGTTTGGTCAGGACTTGGATTTTGATAATCTATCTCGCGGTGAGCGCAATAGACTTATCTTAAGCCTAAGCTGGGCGTTCCGTGATGTTTGGGAAAACTTGTATCAGCATATCAATCTGTTGTTTATTGACGAGTTGATCGATGCAGGTATGGATGCCGCTGGTGTCGAGTCGGGCGTAGCAGTTCTCAAGAAGATGGCCCGTGAACGCAACAAAAACATTTACTTGATTTCGCATAAAGATGAGTTAATTGGACGAGTTAATACTGTACTTCGTGTACTAAAAGAAAACGGATTTACTTTTTACTCAAACGATGTGGATGTTGTCGAGGCCTAATGCTAAACAAGTATAACCAGCTTCATGAAAAGTTGTTTACCGAACTAGTTGAATGGTATAACATTCATCAATACTGGGCAAGAAAGCCAACTTATGAAAAAGCGGCTGAGTTACGCAAGGCTTTAAAAAGTCTTCGCGAAACAGAAAAACAAATAATGGACGAAATCCAAGTAGTTCGTAGAGCAGTTAGAGCAAAGAATCAAGCAACTAAGGAAAAGAATAATGAGCGCAACAATCGAATCAATTAAATCAGCAATCGCAACATGGGAAGCAGAAGATGCAAAATTTACCAAAGGCAATTCAGCCGCAGGTACTCGTGCTCGTAAAGCATTAGCAGAAGTAAGCAAACTAATCAAAGCACGTCGCAACGAAATCACCACTGAGAAAAACGCTCGCAAGGAGGCCAAGACAGCTTAATGTCTTGGACTTATCAAGGTACCATCATTGAGGAATTACCCGATGACTGTGTTGGATTTGTTTATCTAATCACTAACACAGTCACGGGGCGTAAGTATGTTGGCAAAAAATTAGCCAAATTTAGTAAAACGACCTACAAGACTGTAAAGTTAAAGAACGGCAAGAAGAAAAAGAAACGTATTAGAGGCAAAATAGACAGCGACTGGCAGACTTATTACGGAAGCAGTCCTAATCTAACAGCAGACATAGAATTATTAGGCACAGACAAATTTACCCGCGAAATATTATACTACTGTAAATCAAAATCAGCAACATCGTACATTGAGGCCCGCGAACAATTCGACCGCAAAGTATTAGAATCAGACGACTATTATAACGGACACATACAGGTCCGTGTACATGGCTCACATATCAAAGACAAACTCTAGGCTTTCCAACAGTATTAGCTAGCACAGGCCAACATCGTGTGCCCACGCCAACTCGATAATAAGAGGGACGGAATTCTCTGCGCTGTACAGAGTACTCAACTACCATCCTTAACAGGACGTCGATCGCAATCTGCCGCGATTTAGTTGTTTGAAAAGAGTGAATAAGAGCTAAAAGAGGGGAGAGAAACCCCGGATCTAGTGCATGTGTTAGCGTATGTGCATTGGATTACCGTCATAACAAGACGTAGCTAGGGGTACAGGATGACCGCCTCAGTAATGCTATAACGCTAAGTGACTTGAGTACTCAGATAATGTTCAAGTTTTCTTAACCCGGTTACCTGGGTTAAGTGTGACCATTATATCTAGATAATATTAATACTGCTTCGCAGTATATTCTGTATTAAATACTTCTAAATAGCTTCAAGCGATAGCGCAGAAGCATGTGAGCTTTAGCTCACATAAGTACATAAAATCACTTTTAGAGTTAAATAAACAAGCAAATAATCTATGT